GAATCAAATCAGAAAAGCCGTGTGCCGGGGGATTAGCGTCCGTTCCTCTAAGGGAGTACTTCACTAGGTATGCTTAAGTGAAGCAGCGTCACAGTCACCTTTCTTCATTGTAGGAGGTAGAATCAATCTATTCATTCCTTGTTGCATGTCATCAACGAACACCAAAACCCGTCCTTCCGTGTCTGAAATCGTTCCCCAGCTCAAAACATTTCTAAGCCAGTTCTCTCTTATCAACTCGTACTCGTCCGGGTGGCCGCGAAGACCAACACTCGTTAGAGCCGAGTTCACTTCATCTCGAAAGGTTAAGTAAAACTCCTTACCGTGCGCTACTGCCTCCCGCAGAGCTACGTCTATTTGAACATGCAACTGTTCGTCTTCGTTATCGCATTGCCTGATCCAGTTCGTCCATTCGTACACTGTATCCAAATCGATAGGGTCCCAAATAGCATTTGGGAATTCTTCATCGGGTCTCCAATACCGTTTTAAGAAGCGCAGACTACGTATTTCTCGAATACTTTGCTCCGCTCCACTCTTGTCAGCAGTACCATAATCAATTCCATAAGACTTGAAATATGATGCCAGAGTTTGGGGATTGTACCACTCGATTATCCTGTTCGATATGGCATAGATATTGTCATCTCCATAAATCCAGTCTTTCACCAACTTATCAAACTCACTTAGTGGAACATATTGCTTTTGCCTGAACTGTAGACCTACATAAGCAAGTCTTAAGTAAAAAGCTCCAACAATTGTGTTGATCACTACCGTGAGGGGATTTCCAGAAGGGTTTCCCTGTGCTTTTGTGCAAACAATTAAACACTATCTGATAAGTGTGAACCAACTCAGATGTCAATATCCTCATCGCTCTGCGAAATTCACCCGAGGAGAATGTGATCTTATCACAAACTTCTCTACCAAAATTTCTGGTTCTAAGCACTGTAATAGATTTTTGCCACTTCCAAATCAAATCCATTGATTCCATAATTAAATCGGGGTCCAACGTTCCATCGTATTTTCCGTAATCTCCGTCTCCTCCAAGGTCGCTCACTTTCAGCATTTCTCGCTGAAGTTTTGCCCAATCCGCTGAGTGCGTGTCGATAC